CACCACCAGCAATATATGTAATTTAAAATGCTTGCCATGTGAAAGCTCAAGTTATGTTAGACATCTTGAATTGAAAAAATTAGGTCTAACCAATAATATACCCATTGTAGAAAAAAACTCTAACCTGGATGCTTTGTTAAAACTAGATTTCAAACGGCTAACAATGCTAGGTGGTGAACCATTTTATGATGTGGTCACATTTGATTTTTTAAAAAAATTAGTAGAGCAAGGAAGATCTAAAAATATTTCAGTTGATTTAAACACCAACATGACGTCAGTAACTGATGACAAGATGCGTTTTTTATCCGATAACTTTTCTAGTATTATATTAAAAGCCAGCATTGATGGCATTGGTGCAGTTAATAATTATTTACGGTACCCTAGTGATTGGGAAACCATTGAGCAAAATTTAGAGAAAATTAATCAATATCCCAACGTTGATGTTGTAGTAACAACTGCCTTGAGTAACTTAGCTTTGATAAAATATCACGAAGTTGTTAGATGGGCAGCTGATAAAAAATTAAATTTGTTTATATCTACTGTTTTTTCACCCGATGTACTGCGTCCAAATTTGTTGCCGCCAGAGCTACACCAAAAGCTTTTAAAAATTTACACAGAATTAAAATCTCAATTATCGGGTCAAGTCTGGGACAGAACTGAATATTGTATAGATTCTTGTATTAGCATTTGTAATAATAATGAATATAATCATGAAAAATTCCAAGAATTTTTCTCCTGGATAAAACTACATGATCAACATCGTGGCCAATCCATGTTAGATGTGTTTCCAGAACTAGTTGATTATTTGTAAAATATTTGTTAAAATATACTTCAAGGAGATTATTATGTCAGACAAAACGTTTAATGGCGAGCAAAAGCTCAAACTCACACAACTTATCAATGAGGGCATGCAGGTCATGCACGAAATTGAAACACTGCAAGGTGGGTTAACTGATACTATTAAAGCAGTTGCTGAAGAACTCGAAGTTAAGCCGGCTATCTTAAAAAAGGCAATTCGTATTGCACACAAAGCAAGTCTAACGCAGGCAAATCAAGAACACGAAGATCTCAACACTATTTTAGAAACTGTTGGCAAGACTCTATAAATATCTGTCTCAACATCGAGTCGTTCCCGTAAGGAACATGAATCACGGTTGGTGGACCATAAGCCACAGGAGATAATAGTTGTTGTCAAATCAAAATGAGGTCAACAGTCAAGACCAGTATATCTGGAGAACTGAAAGATCTAATATTTACAGTAGGCTAGATACTAGTGCTAAAGCACTGGGTATTCCAACATACCACACCAATGTTAATCTAGACAAAATTTCTAAAGCAACTTCGGACAAACTACTAATAACCACGTTGTTTGATCTTGTCCCATCAATAGAACAATACCAACATATAGATAAAGCATGCCAGCGATTTGGTAAAAAAATATGGTGGTTAACTGACAATATTATTGTGCCCGATCAGCACAGGTTTGAAAATATTATTGTATTGAGTCGTCCTAAATTATTAGGTATGACTGCAATGATTGGATCTATTCCAATTGCTAATACGCAACCTAGCAAATTGTATAATTGTTTCATACAAAGATGCGAGTCAATAAGACAATCATGGTTTTATTTTTTACACCTCCATGATCTATTAGATCGAGGATATGTAAGTTTTTTGCTTTACCAACTAAAAGAATACAGTGAACTAACTGGAGTAGAACTATTTGATTTTATTCACCAACGTAGTCTTAGTAGTTTACCCAAATTTACGCAGGCATACCGTGTGCTAAGAGATCAAGTACCGTTTCAAAACTTTGAAGAAAATCATAACTTGTTTAGTTATATTTGTGATTCAAAATATTCGTTGATTTTAGAAACCTATGCAGTTGAAGACAATAGATCACGGTGGTGCTTTACAGAAAAAATTTTAAGGTCCTTGCAATCGCCAACTATTAATCTGGCATTTATACAGCAGTACGGCGCAAGAGAATTAAAAAAATTAGGATTTGAAGTTGATCCGGTTATGGAAACTGTGGATCATCTTGATTGGATCCCACGACAACGAGCACTACTGGATATTTTGATACATGACACCATTGCTATTGATAGCACAATCAAGTATAATCAATGCAAACATAATCAAAATATGTTAACACAGTGGAAACAGGCTTATCAGAAATCCACATTTTTTGATGACATATTTGAAGAAATACAACACGCATGAGTTATGTAGACGCACTATTTGATCGTGAACACGATCGCATTCACATTGTGGGTCGCCGGAATGGCGAACGTTACTATCAAGAGTACCCTGCTAATTATATTTTTTACTATGATGATCCTCGCGGCAAGTTTCGAAGCATTTTTGGTAATCCTGTAAGTAGATTTTCCAGTAGGAACAACAAAGAGTTTCGAAAAGAAACGCGAGCACAATCTCACAAAAAACTGTATGAAGCAGACATCAATCCTGTTTTTAGGTGCCTAGAAGAAAACTACAAAGGACAAGACGGACCAAGCCTGAACACAGCGTTTTTTGACATTGAGGTCGACTTTGACCCTGAGCGTGGCTACAGTCGACCTGATGATCCATTTAATGCTATCACTGCAATTTCGGTGTACATGGACTGGCTAGATCAATTGGTTACATTGGTAGTGCCACCACGTCACATGAGTCCCGAGACTGCACGTGAAATTGCAGGAGAATTTCCCAACACATTTGTGTTTTTTAAAGAAGCTGATCTACTAGATACGTTTTTGAATCTTATTGAAGATGCGGATATCTTAACCGGTTGGAACTCAGAGGGCTATGATATCCCTTATACTGTTAATCGTATCACACGAGTGCTCAGCAAAGATGACACCCGTAGATTTTGTTTGTGGAATCAACTACCCAAGCAACGCATGTTTGAACGCTTTGGATCAGAAAATCAAACGTTTGATTTAATTGGGCGTGTGCACCTTGACTACATGCAGTTGTATCGCAAGTACACTTATGAAGAGCGACACAGTTATAGTTTGGATGCTATTCTCGAGTATGAGGATCTGGGGTCAAAGACTGCCTATGAAGGCACCTTGGATCAACTTTACAACAATGATTTCAAGACGTTTATCGAATACAATCGACAAGACGTCAACGGCTTGGCAGCCATTGACAAGAAGCTACGCTTTTTGGATCTGGCCAATACCCTGGCACATGAGAACACAGTGCTGTTACAGACCACCATGGGTGCTGTGGCAGTGACTGAGCAAGCAATTATTAATGAAGCCCACGAACGTGGAATGGTAGTTCCTAACCGTAAAGAAAGACTCACAGATGAAGACACGCAAGCCGCAGGTGCCTATGTTGCTTATCCCAAAAAAGGCATCCATGAATATATTGGTTCCATTGACATTAACTCGCTCTACCCGTCAGCGATCCGTGCTCTTAACATGGGGCCAGAAACGATTATTGGACAACTCCGTCCTGTAATGACCGATAGGTACATTGCTGACAAGATGACTGGTGGTAATAGCTTTGCGGCTGCCTGGGAGGGCTTGTTTGGCAGTTTGGAATACACTGCTGTGATGGAACAGCAACGTGGCACAGAGATCACTATTGACTGGAAGGATGGTTCAGAGACTGTACACAGCGCACCCAAGATTTGGCGCATGATATTTGACAGTAACCAACCTTGGATTCTCAGTGCCAATGGCACAATTTTTACATACGAAACTGAAGCTGTGATTCCCGGCTTGCTCAAGCGTTGGTATGCAGAACGTAAAGAAATGCAGGCCAAACTCAAAGAGTGTACTAATAAAGCAGACGAAGAATATTGGGACAAACGCCAATTGGTCAAGAAGATTAACTTGAACTCATTATATGGTGCTATTCTTAATCCAGGGTGCCGTTTCTTTGACAAACGTATCGGGCAGTCAACTACATTAACAGGTCGTGCTATTGCTCGACACATGGATGCACATGTTAACGAATGCATCTTTGGCAAGTATGATCACACAGGTGAAGCCATCATCTATGGTGACACAGACAGTTGTTACTTCTCAGCATGGCCGGCAGTTAGAAAAGAAGTAGAAGAAGGTCGTATGGAGTGGTCAAAGGAAATTGCTATTGCTTTATATGACTCGATTGCTGATCAAGTTAATCAAGGTTTTCCAGCATTCATGGAACAGGCATTTCATATACCAAGAGAGATGGGATCTGTCATCAAGGGTGGTCGAGAAATTGTTGCATCAAAAGGTTTGTTTATTACTAAAAAGCGTTATGCTGTAATGATCATTGACAAGGAAGGCAAGCGTACTGATGTCAACGGCAAGCCTGGCAAAGTCAAGGCCATGGGTTTGGATTTGAAACGAAGTGACACGCCAAAAGTGATACAAGAGTTTTTGAGTGACATTCTCAATGACGTGCTAACTGGTATTGGTAGAGACAGCGTTATTGAGAGAATTCGAGAGTTCAAATACAAGTTTACCGAGCGACCAGGTTGGGAGAAAGGTTCTCCTAAGCGTGTGAACAACTTGACCATGTACGGTAAAAAGGAAGAACAACAAGGCAAAGCCAACATGCCTGGGCACGTTCGTGCTGGTATGAATTGGAATACCATGCGCCGAATGAACAGCGATAACTATAGTTTGCAAATTGTCGATGGCATGAAAGTTATTGTGTGCAAACTCAAAGCAAACCCCATGGGCTGGACCAGCATTGCTTATCCCACTGACGAGTCGCATTTGCCCGTATGGTTTAAAGAATTGCCATTTGACGATGCTGAAATGGAAGCCACAGTAATTGATGGCAAAGTTGATAACTTGCTGGGTGTGTTGGACTGGGATCTAGGTTCTGCCACAAACACACAAAATACGTTTCAAAATTTATTTAATTTTTCATGAGACTTAGTTACCTGTTGTCCGTATTGAGTGAGATTCAAAAGTTTGATGCTTACACAGCACGAACCAACACTGCTCAAAGTCTAGAGTGGGTCAAACACACAATAGAAAATGCCGGTGTGACTCCAGAAAATTTAGTTGCACAGTTAACGCAAGAATATAATTTGATACAAAACACAATTAATCAATTTGATTCTACAGTAACGCATACAATAAACAACATCAAGTCACAAATTTTGCTTGCACAACCAGAATACTTGTCAAATAGTTTTAAATTATTTGATGAGCAAATGCGACCACACGATGTACCCAAGCATGTGTTAGACCGAACTCTAGGACTGTCAGTTGATCAAATTTCTGAGTTGACCGCACGTATTGCTACCCGTGCAGACTGGCATCACCCCGGTATGATTATTAGACCCGGGCGTGAATCCTGGATCGAAAGCATGGTGGCGCTAGATCCTTTGTATGTAGTTGACGAGTGTGAAGAATTGTTAGAACCTATAGACAAAAGATTTAATCCACAGTATGTTTCAAGACTACGAAAAATAGTAATAGACAATTCTAGATCCAGCAATATACTCGAAGCCATACCCGATGCTCAAATTGCATTTTGTTTAATTTACAATTATTTTAACTTTCGACCCATGGAAGTTATAACACAATTCTTACGTGAAATATTCAACAAACTCAAACCTGGTGGTGTTGTGGCCATGACTGTTAACGATTGTGATAGGCCCGGGGGAGTGGCATTAACTGAAAGAAATTTTGCTTGTTACACACCATTGTCAATGATTGTCAATGTTGCCGACGGCATGGGATATCAAGTGGTACACAGTATAGAACTATCATCTGCAACTACTTGGTTAGAACTGGCAAAACCAGGAACGCTGACCAGCTTGAGAGGCGGCCAGTCATTGGCCAAAATATTTGCAAAATCTTAACGCGGTCTATATACTAGTACAATTACAAGGAGTTTTAATGAGAGATTATCTATTAGATTTGGTATCACACACATATGATCTTGGTTGCATTGATGCAGTCAAGATTACTGGAAGTGACACAGAGACCACCATTGACGGCTTAGCCGAAGATCGCAGTGTGGTGGTAGCAGGTAAAATTCATGGCCCAGTTCCGGAATTTCTAGGTTTATTTGGTATGCCAAATCTTGACAAGCTCAAGATTTTGCTGAACTTACAAGAGTACAGAGAAAATGCTGTGATCAATGTTACCAAACAAAATCGAAACGGTGCAGATATTCCAGTAGGATTGCACTTTACTAATACTGCTGGTGATTTTAAAAACGACTACCGTTTTATGACTGCAGAAGTTGTTGCTGAAAAGTTAAAAACAGCTAAGTTTCTGGGCACACGTTGGGAAATTGAATTTGAGCCCACTGTGGCTTCCGTGCAACGTCTTAAGATGCAGGCACAGGCAAACTCAGATATGCCTACATTCCGTGTAATTGCTGATGGTGCAGGACTTAAATTTGCATTTGGTGATCACTCCACACACGCAGGTGAGTTTGTATTTGATTCCGGTGTAACTGGTAAACTTAAAAAGTCATGGAGTTTTCCGGTAGCACAAGTTATTTCAATCTTGAACCTTGCGGGTGATCGCAAAATGCGTATTAGCGATGACGGTGCCATGCAAATCACAGTTGACTCTGGCTTGACCAAATACGATTATACCCTACCAGCTCAAAGCAAGTAATGGAACAACACGATTTCACTGCGGCACAAAAAGATTATGCTGTGTTTTTGCCGGCCATATCCAGCTTCTATGGAACCTACATAGGCAAACAACGCAGTGATCCTAACTCAGTGCCTGCTACCAGGATGCCTGCGGGCATTCCGGACATGGAACAACTGAACTGGCTCAACGCACAAAAAGGATTGTTTCCTTATCGCTGGAGTTTGTATTCAGCAGGGCATGCCAATCTTGATTGCACCAAAGATGTGCCCAAAGAAAACATGGTTCGCAAGCGTGACCCTAACACAGTGATGTTAGCCGACTCGGGTGGATTCCAGATTGCCAAGGGTGTATGGCCAGGTCGCTGGGCCGATCCCACAGACAAAGCTGCCGAAAAGAAGCGCAGAGAAGTGCTCGAATGGCAGTGTAGTATTGCCACTTATGGTATGACCATGGATATTCCAACTTGGACATATCTTGACAAAGAAGCCAGTGCACTGTGTGGCATCAGCAGTTATGATGATGCTGTGAATGCCACAAAGTTCAATAACGAATATTGGATCAACAATCGACATGGTGATACCAAGTTCTTGAATGTGTTGCAAGGCAGCAATCACGGTGAAGCTGATCACTGGTATGGTTTGATGAAAGACTACTGTGACCCTTCCAAGTACGAACGTCCGTTTGATGGGTGGGGCATGGGTGGGCAAAACATGTGTGATGTACACCTTGTGCTCAAACGTATTATAAATCTCATGCATGATGGATTGTTAGAAAAAGGTCAGCATGACTGGATGCACTTTCTGGGCACCAGCAAACTAGAGTGGGCTGTGCTACTTACAGATATTCAACGTGCAGTTAGATACTATCACAATCCCAACTTCACAATCTCTTTTGATTGTGCTAGTCCTTTCCTGGCTACAGCCAATGGACAGTTGTATCATAGCATTGTTACCGAGAATCGTGGCAAGTGGAGTTATAGAATGAGCCCCACTGTGGACAATAAAAAGTATTCTACAGACAATCGACTGTTTGGAGATGCAGTACGCCAAGATGGTATTCATCCTAACTTTGAAGATAGCCCAATTACCAGTAGATTAAAAATCTCAGATGTTTGTCATTACAAGCCCGGCGATTTAAACAAAATTGGTAAAGAAGGCAAGACCTCCTGGGACAGTTTCAGTTATGCTTTGCTCATGGGGCATAACGTTTGGATGCATATTGAGGCAGTTCAACGGGCCAATCGTGAATACGATGCCGGGCATGGTCCAGATATGTTGTTACACCCAAATGACAAATGGTATGACTTCCGTACCGTAATTGATCGAATATTTGCCGCACGTGATCGCCAAAAGAGTTTGCAAATAATTGATGATCATGCTACAATATGGCAACGGGTAGTTGGTACACGTGGTTACACTGGAGATCGTGCAGTAAATGCACATACCATGTTTAATAATTTATTTGATTTTGGTGATGCCACATTATCTGAAGAAGATCTTGATCCTACAAAACTTGATGCATTAGAGGACAGCATAAATGAATAGAGAAGGACATGGTAACGTAACTTTCTTTTTTGGTAAGGAAGTAGAACGCACTCCTGCGTTTGGCAAGGACACGTTGTTTGTAGTTGGCATACAATCAATAGATGAAATTACTCACCACTTTGATAGGCACCCTCGAGGTATTGAGCATATCTTCTTTGGCGCCAATCACAGCTTTCATCCAAAGAACGCACTTGAATGGCAACGTTGGGAAGGTATGATCCAGCCGTTTTTGGACAAGGGTTATTTGTGCAGTTTAGATATTCCAATCACACACGTAGAAGAATTTCATGAAGGTAGCTTGTGTGAATATCGTAACTTTATTCCACAAATTCGAGTAAGCATACCATATACAAAGCTATGGAATTATAATACAATGTTAAAAATAGATGACAAAGACTTCAACGCTACCAATCCCGGCGTTTGGTGTCATAGTCTACACAGCTTAATGAGCCGTGAGACATTTACTTCGTGGGATGACTACAAGGAAGATTCGTTACTATGATTCAACAGCAACGAGAAACTATCGAACGAATCAAGCAACATGCAGATAGAAAAATCTGGGTTACTTTTCGCAAAGAAGGAATCCACAAATATCCCGCTGCCGCCACTGATCCACTATTAGCAACCGGTGATGAGTATGATGTGAGTTTTCTTGGAGTACCTCATAGACACATCTTTCATTTCCGTGTGTGGATTGATGTGTTTCACAATGATCGGGATGTTGAATTTATTCAGTTCAAACGCTGGCTAGAAAACCTCTATGCTGGAGGAACACTAGAACTCAACTTCAAAAGTTGCGAGATGATCGCAGATGACCTATATATACAGATAGCAGATCGATATCCAGGTCGAGCTGTGTGGATTGAAGTAGCCGAGGACGGGGAAAACGGCTGTTTGATTCGCTTTGAAACCCACCGTCCGATGCAAAGCGTCAATATCTAATTGTGTCTGCAACAATCATATCCTATCCGCCAAGTGCAGGTGGGAATCATCTCAAAAACATGATGTGTTGCGGCACCACGTTTGGCAACAGCAGTGACTTAAAGATTAACATTTATACTGATCCTATCCAGCCGCCTGGTACAGTACACAGCCGTCCTGGACGCAATGTAGATGAAAGAGAATTTGACAAAGCCCGTGATGAGCAGTTAAACTATATCATACATGGACACTTTGGAGAACTTGCTCCGCACAGGGACAAGATCAACGCTATTCCCGATCGTAAGTATGTACTGATCACAATAAATGATCAACGAGATCAACAACTGTTAACTTCTAGACAATCAAGATTAGGTGATCGTAAGCATCCTTACTATAACGATGAAGAACAACCCTTTCTATATCAACCACCCATGTATACAACTTATTTCAGCGGAGGACGCAACGATGTCTACACAGTAGCTTTGTATGAATTGTGGCATCCTGATTTAAAACAATATAACATCATAGACCGCCTAAATAATTTCTTAGATGTAAACATAGATCACACTCAAGCACAACACTTGCATGATCTTTGGTGGAAAAATAATTTTAATTTTGAGTTTAGTAACTTTGAAAGGACAATGTATGGCAAAGCCTGCAATTAAATCTAATCCCCGTGTTGAAGCTATCTTCGACGACCTTGAAAACTACTTGACATTCTGTCAAGACTACGGCTACAAATATAATGAAGCTGATCTTTACAACTGGAAAAGCTATGCTTTCCAGCAATTTAACAAGAGCATGCAAGGTAAATTTTCCAAGGACATGTGGTTGCAAGACAGCCGCAGAGGGCGTTAATCATGCGTAAATTGTATTACATGGGCCTAGAAAGCTACGAAGCCCGCTATACACTACAACTAACAGAGTGGAACCGACGTGTGTTTGACCGCAGAGGTCTGGACGTTGTATATGTTCCTGGAACCACAATTGACAACAGCCAAGCTATTTCAGTAGGTCAGGTGCTAGACGCACACGGACGCAGTTATTTTGGAATGAGCCAGATGATGAACTTGGTTCAGATGATGAAGAATGGAGACGTTACCCATGAAGACGTTATCTACTTTGAAGACATGTTTCAACCAGGGATCGAGTCTCTACCATACATATTTGATCAAATTCCTGCTGATCAGCGTCCCAGGGTGTATGTGCGCTGTCTTGCTCAGTCCATTGATCCTGATGACTTCGTACATGTATGGGGTATGGCACGTTGGATGGGGCTCTACGAACAAATGGTTAATGAGTTCGTTACAGGAGTTCTCGCCACAAACGAAGAGATGGTTGCTCATATGCGCATTGCTGGATGGCGTGCTCCTATCTATAATATTTCTGGCTTAGCATTTGGCAAGTCGGAAGTGTTAGAACGCATTGGCGGTGTAGAGAACATCCGGCCGTTTGACCAACGCACACAACGAGTAGGTTTTGCCGCACGTTTTGATCAAGAGAAACAACCTGATTTTTACATGGACTTGATTGAGATGTGGCATTCACAAGGCAGTCATCCTGTGGAGTTTGCTATCTATAGTGGCGGCGAGTTACGCAGTAACAATCCCAAATATATAAAACGTGCACGTAAAATGGAGGCTGAAGGTACGCTAAAGATTTACGATAACATTAGTAAAAATCAATACTACGCTCACCTCAATGATACTCGTGTGTTATTTAATTGCGCCCTTCAAGATTGGGTCTCTAATACAGTTAGTGAAGCAGATACTCTTGGATGTAATGTTTTATACCCTGCTTATAGGTCTTTCCCCGAGACGTTTGCAAATGATCCTGACCGTCTTTATGTTCCTTGGAGCATAGACGATGCATTTGCTAAACTTGATAACTTGCTCAGCGCACCACATCACAACATGAGTCTAATTAGTGACTGGAACAACGGCACAATCGATCGTGTGGTAGATATCATGCAAGGTGCAGGTGAGCAATGGAATCGTGCAGGTAATCGGTATCGTGATCATGTTGCTGGTGCCAAGTATCAGGTAAGAAAGATTAAGTCTTGAAAACATTGCAGAATATTGTAGACAGAATTCGTAACGAGCCATTGGAAAAACTTTCGGATCCTAGTTACTTAGAGTTCAAGCTATTACCTGAGCTAGGCCTTAACGACCGGCACATGAATCAATACCCTAGCCACTTGCATCAGTATTGTGGTAACGGTGTTGACAGCTGGCAGTATCCTAATCAGTTTTCTAAATATTTGCATTACTTGGGCAAACAAAATATCAAAAGCTATGTTGAGATTGGGTGTCATAAGGGTGGCACCTTTATTATCACAGTGGAATATTTGCGCAGATTCAATCAGCTTGAACGCTGTATTGCTGTAGATAATTGGCCACGTGATCTCATGAATGATTATTCAGAAATGTGCGACGAAGTTGAATACTGGAACACCACTAGCCAAGATCCCGAGTTTGCCGCTTTGTTAAAGTCTCGCACATGGGACTTGGTGTTAATTGATGGTGACCACAGTTACAAAGGCGTGCGTGACGACTATAACTTGGTCAAGCAAAATGCACGTATCATGGCATTCCATGACATTCGCAACATACTGTGTCCCGGCACACAGCAAATATGGCAAGATGTTCGTGCACAATATTCTGATATACACGAGTGGTGTGATCAATATGATGACGTATTGTTGCGCATGCGAGGCAGTATCATGGGTATTGGATTAGTGCACACATGAAATATGATTACCTAGTAGTTGGCGCTGGATTCTTTGGGGCAACGTTTGCTAGGTTAATGACAGATGCCGGCCGCAAGTGCTTGGTTATTGACTCTAGACCACACGTAGCTGGCAATGCCTATACTGAACGTGTGGATGACATTGATGTGCATGTTTATGGTGCACATATATTTCACACCGACAATCAAAAAATCTGGGAATTTGTTAACCGCTTTGGCAAGTTTAACAATTATGTAAATAGTCCCAAGGCCCTGGCTAACAACAAGTTATACAGTTTGCCATTTAACATGAATACCTTTTATCAACTTTGGGGGTGTATTACACCTGCTCAAGCCCAAACGATAATTGAATCTCAGCGTTTAAAACTTGATAGACCCGCAGAGAACTTAGAAGAACAAGCACTGAGTTTGGTAGGTCCGGACATCTACCACTTGTTGATTCGAGAATACACACGCAAGCAATGGCAACGTGAACCACGTGACTTACCTGCGTTTATCATCAAACGTTTGCCCATGCGTTGGACTTATAATGATGACTACTTTGGTGATCGGTATCAAGGTATTCCAGTAGATGGATATACTAATCTGGTCAAGAATATGCTGTCTGGTATTGATGTTGAACTAGGTATTGATTACTTTAAAGATCGTGCACACTTAGATAGCTGTGCCAATTGTGTGGTGTTCACTGGACGCATTGATGAATTTTTTGATTACACACACGGTGAATTAGAGTACCGCACACTAGACTTTGAGCACGAAACCTTAGATACTGACAATTACCAAGGAAATGCAGTGATAAACTATTGTGATGCTGATGTGCCTTGGACTAGGATTGTAGAGCACAGACATTTTAACAAATCACACAGCAAACGCACAGTAATAACTCGTGAACTACCAGGTGTATGGACCAAGGACAAGGTGCCATACTATCCCATTAACGATGCAGTAAACCAAACAAGGTTTGATCAATATCAAACACTAGCTGGGTCAACTTCAGTAATTTTTGGTGGACGCCTTGCTGAGTATAGATATTATGATATGCATCAAGTCATTGGTTCTGCTATGAAAGCAGTGCGACTGGCACTAGGAGAAACAACATGAAAAACTATTTGGTAGGGGCATTACGCCCTGTATTGGACACTTGGGGTCCTTGGAAAGGCGCAGGCCCCAATGAGAATTGGCAGCGTGATTTGGACTATTACACTGAAATGTATGAACTTAGTCGTCGTACTGCTGGCAATTTCCTTGCTGGTGAATGGGACACCGTGGTATTTCGTAGTGCTGTATTAGACGTTAGGCAATTTTGTATAGCTCAGTGGTATGCTATCAAAGAGCTATGGCATCAAGAACCTTGCAATATTTTGTGGATGGGGTCAGACACCATGTTTGTACGACCTACAGAAATATTTGGTGTTTACGACAAAATGAAAATGTTCAACTATACAGATCCATGTAGTATTGCTGACATCCCGCACTACTTCAATGATGATGTGCGTTATTATCCTGCTACCATGGATTCTGAAGTATGGAACGTAGGTGAGCGTTTAATGCGTCAATGGTATGATCATGTAGAAGTTAAATGGGACCTGGGACAAATGATTCACAACTATCAGTATTGGAGTCAACCCATGGATGCTAATGCAGTATTTGACCCAAGACTTAATTGGTTGGCACATGGCATTAGAGACATTACTCCAGAGAACATTGCACAACATGAAGAATGGAATCGTTGCCCGCTCGATCAAGCCAAGATTGTACACTTCTCAGGCAGTCGTGGTGGCGAGGACGCAGTAAAAATCATGCGTGATTTTGTAAAATATCTTAACTTGGACATTTAAAATGGGAACATATTATCGTAACACAGAGAAGTTCTTGGACGATATTGATCCAGGCGCATGGGTTGAAATTGGAGTAGATCGTGGAGAAGGTAGCACACAATTTTTTGCAGATCTTGCCTGCCAACGTGGCGTAAAATTTTATGGGGTTGACGCACACCCTGACCAAATCAAGCTAGCTCAAAATACACTTGGACAGGACGGAATACTGCCCGACCATGTAGAACTAGTACATGCATTTGGTGAGGACTTCTTGCGTAGCTATACCACCGATCATCAAGGCGAATCAATCTCCATGGTGTATCTAGATAACTTCGATTGGAACTATTGGTTAGCCACTCCTGAAGAATCGTTTGTGCCAGGACAACGTCAAATGTACAAAGATGTCATGGGTACAGAAATGAATAACTTAAACAGCCAACTGGCCCACTTGATACAGGCTATTCATCTCATGCCACTCATGAGTGACAACTCAATTATTGTTTGCGATGATACTTGGTGGGAACCTCGAGAAGGTATGTTCTTGGGCAAGTGTTCGGCAGCATTGCCATTCTTGTTGACACAAGGCTACAAATTGTTGCATAATGAAGGATACAGAAATCATTCACGTACAGGTGCAGGAGCAATCCTAGGAAGGTTTAAATCATGAAAGTTATTGTAACAGGAGCAAGTGGTTATATTGGTGGACAAACAGCATTACAGTTGCATGATCTAGGCCATGAAGTTGTGGGAATTGATATAGTCAGTCCTCCCGATCATCTGGTGCCGATATTTTCAAATTTCATCAACAGCGACTTTGCTAGTAATGAATCATTGGAGTGGATTTATCATTCTGATTCCACTGCCATTGTTCACTGTGCTGGTACAAGTCTTGTGGGGCCAAGCATCGAATACCCGGCTGATTATTATCAAAATAACTTTGTGCGCACCAAACGCATGTTAGATTCCTTGGTACACGGAGAACGGTTAGATATTCGTGTAATTTTTTCCAGTTCGGCGGCGGTGTACGGTGATCCAGTCATGGGTGCGTGTCAGGAAGAAGACCCGCCGTTGCCACTAAGTCCTTATGGTGAGAGTAAGTACATGGTGGAAATGATGATGCAAAGTTATTTCCGTGCATACAAATTACAGCCTGTAATATTCCGATATTTTAATGCTTGCGGTGCTGATCCAATGGGCCGTAATGGACAGAAGCCCATGGCCACTCACATCATTGCTAGAGTGTTAGAAAGTTTACGTGACGATAAAGAATTTGTACTAAATGGTACTGACTTCTCTACTCCAGACGGGACTTGCACACGGGACTACGTGCACGTGGCTGACATTGCACGAGCACATACACTAGCTATAAACAGCAATATTCCCACAGGCATTTATAATTTAGGTGCCGGTAGAGGTGTAAGCAATCGAGAAATTATTGCACAAGCCGAAGCTATCACTGGCAAAAAATTAAAAGTAATTGAAGGTGTCCCCAGACCCGGAGATCCAGCTACTCTTACAGCAAACCCTGCAAGGTTTGAATCAATTGTAGGGGAATGGAGACATCATAATATTGAAGATATGATCAAACATGCCTGGTTATGGTACAACCGATGAAATTAGCACTACCTAGTCTTAAACATTTGCCATTTGGTGGTGCTGGTGCTGTACAAGATCCCGATATGTTTCAAGCCATTGATAGTATTTTGATCAATACACCAGCATCTGTAATGTTAAAAGATGTTAACATTCAATACAAGTTTTTGGAACAATATCAAGAATGGATACACGGCAGCAAGCACAATACTCTAAAAGGATTGACTGGGTTTGGTGTTGCATGTTATAGTAACGGTACTACAGAAAGTTTTGATAAATTTTATTTACAAAATCAAAGTAGAAGATTTCGATGTTTCCGTGGTGAGTATATGTACCACATGGCGAGTTGGAGAAATTATTTTCCAAACTGGAAGTATATTGACAACAACGATATTGATTCTAATGATGCATTGGTTATCAGTGCACCGTTCAGTGATACAGGAAACATCCATCCCGAAACAGAAGCAGTGTTGAAATTATGTGATAAATTGGGTGTACCTGTGTTGATTGATTTGGCTTTTTTTGGTGCTTGTTATAATATCAATCTTGATTTAGATCATGAATGTATCACTGATCTTACATTTAGTCTTAGCAAAAGTTTTCCCATGAGCCATGCTAGAGTAGGCATGAGACTAACTAGAGAAGATACCGATGATAGCTTGTTAGTGCATCACAAAACCAATTACACAAATCGTATTGGCGCGGGACTAGGAATGGCACTGATGTCTATGTTTGACGCAGATTATCAGTACCACAAGTGGGGAGACACACAAAAAAGATTCTGTAACAAACTAGGAATACAGACCAGTAATACTGTGTTGTTTGGAGTTGACCATGGAAAATACCCCGAGTACAATCGTGGGGCAACTAGCAATAGAATTAATGTATCTCCGTACTTTGTTTCGGGAAAATTACCAACAGTATAAATAACAATGCTACACAAAGGTAGCAACTTTTCAAAAACTATATCCGCTTAAGGAAGGATTCTAAATGTCATATAACAAAACAAAATGCGACCCTGAACTGGGTCAACGTGTACACGATCACTTGGTCAAGTGTGGTGTAGAAACCCCCACAATTGATAACAACATCGATCGCAAAGAAAAGATTGATATCATCGAGCGTCATATGCATCAGATTATGGTTACGCTCGGATTAGATCTGAATGATGATAGTTTAATCGACACACCCAAGCGTGTGGCCAAGATGTATGTGAATGAAATCTTTTGGGGGCTTGACTACGAAGCATTTCCCAAGTGTACCACAGTTGACAACAAAATGAAGTACGATGAAATGGTTGTTGAACGCAACGTCAACGTACAAAGCAACTGCGAGCATCACTTTGTTGTGATTGATGGTGTGGCAACTGTGGGTTATATTCCCAAACAAAAAGTACTTGGCTTATCCAAGATCAATCGTGTGGTTGAATACTTTAGTAAACGCCCACAAATTCAAGAACGCTTGACTGAACAAGTGTATCATGCGTTACAATATATTCTAGAAACTGACGATATTGCTGTGGTAATTGATGCTCAACATTACTGCGTAAAAAGTCGTGGTGTAGAAGATGTTGGTAGCTCAACTGTCACAAGCAAACTAGGTGGTGTGTTTAAAAACGATCCATCAGTGCGTGTAGAGTTCATGAACATTGTCAACAACTGCAAACGAGGTTAATATGATCTTGGATTTGGAGACAGCACAGCAAAAAGGTATTGCCCCGTGGGACTTGAAAGTCTGGGAAGACTTTCATGTTGTGGTGTATCAAGATCGGTTTCCAGTTACTCGTGGCCACTTGCTATTTGTTCCAAGGGAAAATACACCGGGATTAATTCGAGAAGCATTTGCATCTGCATTTTTTGAAGGACAGAGAATGGTAGATGCCGGAGAGTGTGATGCATTTAATGTAGGAATCAATTGCGGCGAATCGGCTGGCCAAACAGTAATGTATCCGCATGTGCACCTGATTCCTAGACGAGTCGGTGATTGTGCTAATCCAATTGGCGGTGTGCGTGGTGTAATCCATGGTCAAGCTAATTACAAAGCAACCGGTTACATTCAACCCTAAAACAAGCGGCCTTTTTGGCATTCATCCCGCTATACAAATTCTGCAAGCCTATGCTATAATTAACATAGGAGAAAACAGCATGCAATCATCAACACACGAGTTAATCAACCACATGGAACACAACTTTCCAAATACTAGGCCAGTGGTATACAAATACACAAGTACTAAAGAGTATCACGACGCATTTCCTTGCGCCTATAGACAGTGGAGGGCAGACAGTCATTGTAATCTAATTC